GTGGAATAAAGACGGTAAGTTTATTTTACAAGAAGATGATCCTTTATTTTATGTAAGATTTGAAACTGATAAAAAAATTAAACTTCACAGATTTAAATACAATCAACAACTACATGCTTATTCAAATGAATCATCAAATAGTTCACTATCAATGAGACAAAATGTTCAACTTTTTGATAGGTATCGTAGATTTAAAGAGGCACGTATGAATGAATCAATTTTAAAAGAAATTCAAAAAACATCTATTGGAGAAAACAAAAATGTCTAATGAAAAATTTATTATTAAGGTAGATCAAGTTAACCATCCATACCACTATACAACTGATCCAAGCGGTGTAGAGGCAATTGAAATTACCAGACACAGAAACTTTAACATAGGCAATGCTATAAAGTATCTCTGGAGGGCTGGTATTAAAGATGAATCTAAGCACATTGAAGATTTGAAAAAGGCAATTTTTTATATTCAAGATGAAATTAATAGACTAGAGGGTAAATATGACAAACGTAGAAATAGAAATCGTAAAACATCTTGATGAAGTAAATAAAGTTGTAGAAGAATATCTTAAGGGAAATGATCCCACAAGAATCTCTAAAACTTTAGATCTTCCAAGAACTCGTGTTGTTGCCCACCTTAATGAGTGGAAGGCTATGGCATCTGCTAATGATGCTATTCGTGCTCGTGCAAAAGATGCGCTTGTTTCAGCAGATGCACATTATACAAAATTGATTCAGCAGGCATATGAAGTTATTGATGATGCAAGCACTACAGCAAATCTTAATGCTAAAACTGCTGCTATTAAGTTAGTTATGGATATAGAGGGTAGAAGAATAGATATGCTACAAAAGGCTGGTCTATTAGAAAATAAAGAACTTGCAGAAGAAATGGTTGAAATTGAACGCAGACAAGAGGTTCTTGTCGGCATACTCAGGGATATTGCCTCTGAGCATCCAGAAGTTCGTGACATTATTATGCAAAGACTTTCTTCAATTGCAAAAGAAGGCGAAGTGATTACTGTTGTCCACGATGTTCAATGATTTTTTAGAGGCATTACAGGACAGTCATTTTGAAGAAAATCCTGTAGATGTAAAAACATTTGTAGAGTCACCAGATTATTTAGGTCAGCCACCTTTGTCACAAATTCAGTACGACATTGTTGAGGCAATGAGCCAGATTTATAAAAAAGAAGATTTGCAAACATTATTAGGAACAGAACAAGGGGATAGGCACTATTCTAAATATACAAAAAATGAAATTATCCTACAACTTGGCAAGGGTAGTGGAAAAGATTTTGTTAGTACTGTTGCTTGTGCTTACGTTGTGTATAAGTTATTATGCCTTAAGGACCCAGCAAGATATTACGGTAAACCCAGTGGCGATGCCATAGATATTATTAACGTAGCCATTAACGCAGAGCAGGCTAAAAATGTTTTTTTTAAAGGTTTTAAAACAAAAATTGAAAAATCTCCATGGTTTGCAGGCAAGTATGATCCAAAAGTAAACTCAATAGGATTTGATAAATCTATTACAGTTTATTCTGGTCACTCTGAGCGTGAATCACATGAGGGTCTTAACCTATTTATGGCGGTACTTGATGAGATTTCTGGATTTGCTACAGAAGTAGGAACAGGAAATGATCAAGGTAAAACTGCTGATAATATATATAAAGCATTCAGAGGTACGGTAGATTCTCGTTTTCCCGATCTTGGTAAGGTAGTTCTTCTTTCATTCCCACGTTATAACGGCGACTTTATTTCAAAGCGGTATGAAGATGTTATTATGGAAAAAGATGTGGTAGAAAAAAGATATAAATTTACTATTAATGAAGAATTACCAGAAGGACCAGATAATGAGTTTGAAATTGTATGGGAAGAAGATCATATAAAATCTTATAAATATCCTAGAATGTTTGCATTAAAAAGACCTACATGGGAAGTAAATCCTACTAGAAAGATTGATGATTTTAAAATTGCATTTTTAACAGACTTAGGAGATGCAATGATGCGTTTTCTTTGTACCCCAACATATTCATCAGATGCTTTTTTTAAGCAAAAAGATAAACTAGAAAAATGTATGACACTCCGTAATCCACTAGATAGTCAAAGAAGATTTGAAGCAAACTTTAAGCCAGATCCAGACAAAACATACTACATTCATGCTGATCTTGCACAGGTACATGACAAGTGTGCTGTTGCTATCGCACATGTTGAACGCTGGGTTAACATTCAGGTAATTAAAGATTACGAACAGGTAGCACCAGTTGTAGTAGTAGATGCTGTCGCATGGTGGGAGCCTAAAGTAGAAGGTCCAGTAGATTTATCTGAAGTTAAAAAGTGGATTATTAATCTTCGTAGAGAAGGTTTTAATATTGGTATGGTTACATTTGACCGTTGGCAATCCTTTGATATTCAACAGGAATTAAAGGCGGTAGGAATGAGAACAGATACCGTTTCAGTAGCCAAGAAACATTATGAGGATTTGGCTATGATGATATATGAAGAGAGAATCGCAATGCCTAAAATTCCTTTGCTTCTTGAGGAAATGAGTGAACTTAAGATTATGAAAAATAATCGTGTTGATCATCCACGCAAGAAATCTAAGGACTTAGCCGATGCTGTTTGTGGGGCAGTATTCGGAGCAATATCTCACACAAGCAGAGATTCAAACATTGAAGTTGAGGTTCATACTTGGAGTTCAGCATCCCGACTTGCAGAAAAGCAAAGGGGTATGATAGAATTGGATTCTAAGGAATTCCCTGACGATGTTCAAGAATACCTTGGAGAATATAAATTAATATAAATATAATGAATAATATGAGGAGAAAAATGAATTCATTTAAGAAGATCGCTCTTGCCATGGTTGCAGCCATGACTTTGGGCACACTCGTAGTGACACCTGCAAGTGCCAATACATTGTCTGTAGTAGCAAAGACACATAACGGCACTACATGGGTTGATCCAGCAACTGCTGGTACGGCATCAACAACAGCAATTGCACGTCCAGTTCCAGAAGATAACAAGATTGACAATGTCGATGTTGTTCGTTTTGTTGCAACAGTAGCAACAGGAACATCTGTAACTGCATCTGCAACAAATGCAACAATTGTTTCAGCATTACATGACACTGCTGCTCCAGTTTCCGCAGCATCTGGTTCTTCGTCTTTGACAATTGCAACTGGTACAGGAACAGAAGCAACATTTTATGTCTATACTAAGACAACTGCTATTGGTACTGTAGTATTTACAAATGGTGTAAATACAACAACATTTTTTGTACAGGGAGCAGTTGGAAAGATCCATACTCTTTCTGTAACTGCACCAGCGTCTGCTGCTGCAGGAACTAAGCAAGACGTAGTAGTAACTGCAGTAGATACATTTGGAAACAAGGTATCTGCAAAAGAAATTACTGCTACTGTATTTGCTAACACAGGAACACTTGATACTGCTACTGTCTCAACAGGAGACACACTTGCAACATTTGGTCAGGCTACCTTTAAGGTAACTCTTCCAGCAACTGGTTCAACAAGAACATTGATTACATTTGCACCTAAGACAGCAGGAGATGCTGTTTCTGCAACTGCAATTGCTGGTCTTGCAACTCCAGTACTAGCGCCTTTTGCAGAAATTGCAATTCGTGATATGGCTGCAGAACTTGCTGCTGCTAACGCTGCACTTGCTGCAGAAAAGGCTGCTGCTGCAACCGCTAAGGCTGCTGCCGATAAGGCACTTGCTGATGCTCTAGCAAAGGCTGCTGCTGATGCTGCTGCTGCAAAGGCTACTGCCGATGCTGCTGCCGTAACTGCTGCTGCTGATCTTGTAAAGGCTAATGCAGAAATTGCTAAGTTGAAGGCTGATGCAGTTACTGCTAAGGTTGCTGCAGACAAGGCTCTTGCTGATGCACAGGCTGCTGCTAAAGTAGAACTAGATGCTGTAAAGGCTGCAAATGCTAAGGCTATTGCAGATCTAAAGGCTGCATTTAATAAGTTGGCTCGTCAATGGAATAAGTCAAATCCAAAGGCACGAGTTGCACTTGTTAAGTAATTAACAAACTAAAGATTAGGGCGCAGAGAAATCTGCGCCTTTTTCTTTTTAATGGTATAATTTCTTTTAGGAGTCCCCCAATTGACTACAAAGTTATACCGTATACTATTAACATTTATCCTTGGCTTTGGATGGCTATTTACTGGAACATCTCAAGCAGCAGAAGATCCTTTAGTGGTAGCATATGAACAAATTAATCAACTTAATATAGACGTAGATAACTTAGTTGATAAAAAATCTACACAAGATCTAATTGATATTGCAGAAGATAAATATGAAGATGCAATAGATGCAAAAGATATACTTTATAATGCAGAAGATACATATGAAGATAAGTCGGACTTGTATGATTCTGCTGTTCAAGCAGAGGCAACTGCACTATCTGAAAAGAATACAGCACAAACTGCGGTAGATAATCAAACGCCTATAGTTGCAACTGCCCTTACTAATAAAAATAATGCTAAAGATGATTTAGACATATCTGCAGTTAATCTTGCTACAGCAAATACAAATCTTACAAATGCACAAAATGAATTAAATTCTTCTAATATGCAAGGAGTTTCATTTCAAATATACCCTCTTGCAAGAAGTGGAAATACAGCAGTATTGCCTCCAAACCCTGGATTAATGTGTCAAGGGTCAATAACATCTCTTAATGCTTATGCTGGATGGGGAGCAATATGTGGATTATCAGAAAATATTATTGGTATTTTTAGAACTAAGTTGACAGTGCCAGAGGGAATAAATTCAATAAGGCTTGCGGGTGCAACGGATGACGGATTTAGACTATATATAGATGGGGCATTAGAAACAGAAAGATGGATTGAGCAGGGCACCACATGGAGTCCATTCACAAGATGGATAGATACTTCACAAAAGAAAACGTTTGAACTTGAGGTTTGGTGGTATAACGGTGGTGGACCAGGAGATATGCATGTTGGCTGGGGTTATAATAATATTTGGACTGGTATTCCTCAACAGTATTTATCATTTGGATCTGGTCCTACACAAGAACAACAGCAAAATTATGATGCTGCTCTAGCAGCAAAACAAACAGCACAGACAGATTATAACAATAAATTGGCGGTATATAATGATAAATCCACAGTATATACAACAGAAAATAATACTTTAACTACATATAATCAAACATTGACTACAAAAACAACTGAATATTCTACTGCACAAACAAATACCTCAAATGCCCTTTCTGATAAAAATAATGCTTTACAGGATAAAGAAAATGCAGAAGATAGTTATGATCAGGCAATTGTAGTTTTACAAGAATCAATTGTTGATGCAAGAGAAGAATATAACGAACAATGGCAGTTTGAAGAAAGACAAAGAATTGCTGCTGCTATAGCGCAGGCACTAGCCAACCAGCCACAGCCTGAGCCAACACCAGAGCCTAGTGTAGAACCAACTCCAGAACCATCTCCAGAACCTACTCCTG